TCGGTGCCAATGCGTACCAAGCCAAAAAGGATTAAGCTATGATTGGTGCAATTTTAAACAGCGTTGTCGGTCTGGCAACCAGCGTGATTGACGGCAAGACTGCTGTTAAGAAGGCTGAAGCTGAAACAAAAATGAAGATAGCCACAGGTGAAATCTCTTGGGAGCAATCAGCTATCGAAGCCAGTAAGGATAGCTGGAAGGATGAGGCGTGGACCGTGGCTTTCATCGCCATTGTAATCGGCAGTTTTATTCCAGGCTTACAACCGTACATGGCTGAAGGCTTTGCCAACTTAGAGAAAGCGCCGAGTTGGTTTCAATGGGCCATGTATGCAAGCATAGCTGCAAGCTTTGGTATCCGGACTATGAAGGGGTTTAAGAAATGAGCAACGCAATGAAGCGGTTGCAAGAGAAGATCGGCGTTGGTGCTGATGGATCTTTCGGCCCGAACACAGCCAGAGCTATCGCCAATCATTATGGGCTTTCAGCAAAAAGAGCGTCACATATTTTGGGACAGTCTCACCACGAAAGCGCAGGATTCAAACGTGTAAGCGAAGGGCTGTATTATTCGACACCGGAGCGCATCCAGGCTGTTTGGCCGTCACGGTTTAAAACTGTCGCTGACGCAGAACCATACGCAAAGAACCCCAAGGGGCTTGCAGATAAGGTCTACGGCGGTCGTATGGGCAATGATGGCGAGGGTTACAAGTGGCGTGGTCGTGGCTTCCTGCAACTCACCGGCAAGGATAACTACTCGCGCTTTGCCAAAGAGATGGATCTGAATATTGTTCTTGATAATCCAGATCTAATTGAAGAAGAGTACGCATTCGACACTGCCGTTTGGTTTTTCAAGGCAAACAAACTGTTCGACATTGCTGACCAGGGTGTGACTGATGACGTTATCCGCAAGGTTACTAAGCGAGTGAATGGCGGTACGCATGGGTTATCAGACCGTGAGAAACAAACTCATATGATATACAAATGGCTTGCAGCCTAATGTCTTGAGTGTAATAAGATATGAGTGGGTGGCTTAACCTTAACAACAGCTTTCGTTCCTTTCACCGTATCACGGGAATGGTTTTGTGTTCGTCGATAGTTGGTTGAAGCGTTTACCAGATTGCGCCACAGTTTGATTTACAACTGGCCACCCACACGATCTCATTTCTTAGGTCTTGCCCTCGGTCTCATTGAGCTAAACGGCACGTCAGTCTCTATGCAGTGAGAAGTGCTGTCTCTGTATTGCGCAAAGATCGCAGGATAGATCTGATCCATCGCTTCCGAACATGAATGGTGATCTTCATAGCTAACCTGGAAGCTCTTCAGATCCCCTTCGATAACGTAGGTTATTAATAAAACGTACCAGTATGTCATTACTTTGGTAGCCTTCTATATTTGTAAACCATTTTGGCTCTTGTTTGTCCTATGCCATCTCTAACCTGGATACGGTCGATCATGTTTTCTCTAAACATTACATCTAGCATTTGAGCGCACGACTTGACGGGCAGATCTGCCTTCACCGCTATCTCTGATGCAAATCGGTGCTGATCGTATCTCATTGCGTTTAAGATTAAGCTGCGCTTGTGCAAGCTTTCCTCACGGTCCCTAATTATTCTGCGGCTTTCTGCGGTATCTATGGTGTAAAGCCTCTCCTCTCGCAGCGTTTGCCGGTTGATTTTACTCATGCGACCCTGCTCGAACAGCATGATTTTCTTTGCGTAGATAAGTTCGTACTTTTCGTGCAGTGGGATTTTACTGGCGAGGATCTCCGCTACGGTTTTTGTGCTATGTCCAGCAGCGAAAGTATTTCTTCCAGTTCCTGCCTTAGATTGTACCTGCTTGTGTTGTTTGGCTTCGAGAGCATTATCTTTATCAGTCTTTGGCAACGCTCGATCGCTATCTGTGGTTCTGTTTTCATTTTGTATCCTGCTCAAGCTTCTGGTTGGTTTTATAAATTTTAGTCCGTACTGCTGCGCTAGTTTTCTTACCAAGCTGCCAGGGAGATCTAAAAGTTTTGCGGTTTGCGATTGCGTCAGCCCCATTTCAGCCGCGTTAATACACTTACTTAGATGTTGGTTCATTTTTCTTTTTCTTCCCTCTGATTGCCCAGGTTATTCCGCTTCGAGCGCCAAACATATTTAAGTTCTGCCTACTGACGCCCAATATATCTGCTGTTTCCGATTGGGTCTTAGTCAAGGCCCAGACTTTTACAAGATCAATACGCTCTTGCTTGTGACGCTCCGTCATTTCATCCCATGCTTCAGTCATTTTTAAGCTGCGCTCCTAGAGATTTAATGTTCTTGAGGTACGCCTTCTCGACTTGATCCTGCAAACCCTCACTGATTGCAGCTATCGCGTCTGCGTTGTGTTCCTTTAGCTCACGCATCAATGTCATGCGCTTGCGTGGCTCTACTTCATTGCCATCTTTATCCTGCGTGGTGTTTGCGTAGACATGGAACATTTTAATCAGGCTGACAGCAAAATCCTGATGCTCTGTCTGGCGTACCTCTTTGCCCTTGTGCGTCTTGAGTGGAACAAGATCTGCTGACGGTGCTGGTGGCGGTGTTGGTGCCGGCTGCGTAGACCTAGCCTGTTGTTGCGCTGCTGCTTTGCGTGGCACTGCGTCGATCTCGTTTAGGCTGGCGTATGTGCCACCATGTAGACCAAGTGAAGCCAATGCCCGACCGATTGCGCTTGTCTCTGCGTTTTCTAGTGCGCTTGTCTTGTTTACATTGCCTTGACCTCGGATCTCTTCAGCCATGCCAGAGCCTACAATCATGCCGGTGCTGTTGGTGATTACTGCCTTGATTACTACGCGCTTGCCATCGTCGGCCACCACATCCGTATTGATGCCGTGATCTGTTCCGAATGCTTTGCGAAATGCTTCGACGCGGACAAATACTTCTGTGTATTTCTTGCCGCCTCGTTGCACGACCCCGTGGGATCTGTTGAGGTCGTTTACCTCTGCCATTGCTTTGATTAATTCGCTCATCATTTTATCCTTACGCTTATTGAGGCATCGCCTACTGTCATTTCACAACCTGGCACAAGTTCGCCATCGTCCATCTGATTTTTGATTGCCTTCAGATCCGGCTTGAAAACAAATGTGCCAAGCTGGCTGGGGATTTCAGCCTCGTCTACTATCACAAGCTTTGCTCTTGGCTTTGTGCGGCTCACTGTGGCAATCGGGTGCATGATTTTGGTCTCACCCATTGCATCTAGCAAGTGGCCGATCGTGATTGATATCGCATCCTGTTTGCTTGCCAGGCGCTGCGACCGTTGCGAGTAAGTCTTTGCCAGATCTTTCATGGCAATTTCATTCGCCTTGCACTCGGTGCGCTCTTGAACCAACAGGCCCAGGATATCCATCGCGTTGGTCTCTCCGTCAAGCGTGTCAAGAAACGTGTCTTGATCATCATCCACAAGCAACCGGATCTGGTCACTCATCGCTTTGATCTCTTCAAACTTGATGTACATATTGCTCCCCCTTTGTTGTTACTGCCCAGACGATCTCATTGTTTTGGTATTCGTTCTTTGCTCTGCGTCCGGTGTCTTCAATCAATCCCATCTCTAGCAGTTCCGTTAAACGTGGTCTTGTGCTAGTGATAGGCATCTTAGCGGCAAGCGCGACCTGCTCCCCTGTGCCTCCCATCAGGGTAAACAGCGTTTGCAAGGTTTGCAGTCTCTTCCCTGCGACCCGCTTGGACACCTGATGCGCCGCTGCAACTTCGGTGTCTCCTGCGTTGCGGTGGTGCATCTTTTTTACGTTTACGCTTTCAATATTCATCGTCGTCCTCCTCCTTAAATATCACACCTTCACCGGCGCATCGTTCACACTGCCTCGGATCTTCGCAATCTATGAACCCAACATCACGATTAAAGCTTTGCGGCCTGTAGATCTCTACGACAACCAACCCGTCACCGTCACATTCTGGGCAGATCTTTGAAAGCTTTTCGATAGCGTCTTGAAACAGCGCATTGACCTTACCCATTACATTGCCCCCGTAAAAACTAGCGCCATGTAAATGATGGCAAACAATGAAAATGCGCCGATCGAATCCTTGATAAAGTCTTTCATGCTTCTTCTCCTAACCGTAATGCTTTTCAAAAACCAAAAGTACAGTGCCGATCGCCTTAGACGAGTAGCCCTTGATGTAAAGGATCTGTTCGACAAAGAAATATTCTAGGTCTTCAACGCTATCGAACTCAGCCCTCCAATACTTTTCTCCGTGATGGTTCTCATGGCTTTCGAATTGATCTTTTAAAAGCTTTTCGATGTTAGCCATCCGCTTGACCATGTTGGTGTTGTTTACTGTCATTGCATTCTCCTTTTGACTTAGTGATGCAGCCCGAAAGCTGCACTGCTTAATCAACTCAAGTAGGCTGGGCCGGTCCACTGCACCCAATTAAAGTTTCCCTCGATCACGTTGCCACGCGCTTGGTTACGTGCTGGCCCTGCCCAACCGGCAGGGTAAAGGATATCGCCTTTCTTAAACTTGGGATCATCATCAACATTAACAACAAAACCCCAAACGCTACTCATGGGGTAGCCGCCGTTGCCCACCAGGATCTTGATATACTTCTTGCCAACCTTAAAACCCAAGCCGCTGTTGAAATCCTCAGTCATTTTCTGCTTGTTGTCGCTGGGAAATTTCCACTTAACATAGTCAGCCTTGATTGCTTCGATTAGGTTTTGTATTTGATTTTCCATGTCTTCTTTCCCGATTAATATTGAGGTTGATAGTTAATTTTTTGAACGCTCGTCTTGATCCCCTGCCACCCAGTTTGCGCGATCGCAACCGCAGTTGCCGCCTGGGCTTGAGTAGCTTTGATTTCCCACTCATCAATCGCAAACTCAACAGCCGCGTTGTATGCAGCTTTCCAATCAGCAGTCATTTCATAAGAAGTCAGGGCGCTTTCTGCCATTTGCTGAATTTCCCATTCACTCATATAAGCCATTGTTTTCTCTCCTTAACAGATACGCATTACTTGACCGGCTTTCGCCGCATTGCCCCAGGCTTGCTGCCCAGCCTGATCGCCAGACTGAACCAAAGCCAACAAGCTTTTCTCGAAGATGATATCCTCGATGTCAGCCTGACGCTCACCAACCTGGCTCGCCGCACCATTGTCGAACAAGTCCAACATCGCGGCGTCTTTTTGAATCTTAGCCATTCCTGATTCCTCTCTTGATTAACTTCACTTACTAAACTAAGGTGATATCACATCAAGGTCAATAGGTTATTAACAATTATTTAACAGACTACGTGAATATAGTTACAAGCCGTTGAAAACAAAGGAAAAGAAAATGAAGTACCAGAGCAAGGGTGAACCCAAACAGGCGCTAGTCGTGCGTTTGCCGGTCGGCCTCAAGTCCCGTTTAGATGCTGCTTCCCATATGCAGGGGATATCGCAAAGCCGGTTGGCTGTGGATCTGATAGCGGAAGGATTGAATCAGTCGGTAAGCCTCGAAGCTATCTTGGATGACGTGGGCGTGATTGCTGATGATGATGCAGATCAGACAGACATCGAGACCTGGTTGAACCGCATATGAAAAGCGCAACCATTTTCATGGACGGTCAGCCGATCGGGAAGGGCCGGCCAAGGTTCACGCGAATTGGCAGGGTCTACACTCCTGAGAAAACGCGCAAATACGAACACAAGCTTGCTGCGATCGCGTCGAACTACATGATGCTGCATCAGTTAGAGCCAACAGACCGGCCCTGCGCGATGGTTATCGAGGCACGGTTTGAAATACCTAAGTCATGGGCCAAGAAAAAGAGGCTTGCAGCGGAACGCGGTGAGATCTTCCCAGGACGTCCAGATATCGACAACGTGGCCAAGATTGCTCTTGATTCGCTGAATGGTGTTGTCTTCGAGGATGATGACCAGGTGTATGATTTATTCGTGGATAAGCGATACAGCTTAGAGCCGCACTTATTGATCACGGTAACTTGGTAAAGAAAAAGACCCCTGCAAGCGGCAAATCTTGCAAGGGCCGACGCTGTGGGATACAATGAGAATGTTAAGTTATCAATGTAGGGTCAAGATAGAACGATCCTGCCCAAATGAAAAGGGTTAAACCATGTCGCACTATATGACAGCACTGGCAATGCAGCAAAAGAGAATCAAACCGGCCACGAAGATCGTTCTTTATTGGATTGCTGACCATCACAACAGCGAAACAGATGCCTGTTTCCCCAGCTTGGCAACACTTTCAGACGAATGCGAGATGTCAAAACGTGCCGTTCAAGCGCATATTGATACTCTCAGCCATGCAGGGTTGATCGAAAGGGTCGAGCGAAAGCGTGGAAATGGGTCAAGAACAAGCAACGGATATCGCTTAAACCTAACAAAACAGGCATGGCAGAATCTGCCACCCCCCATAGCAGAATCTGCTAGGGCCCCCATGCAGAATCTGCCAGCCCTTAACCTTGGAACTAATAACCTTGGAAATATAACCTCTAAGAATATGTCCATTTTTGATAATCTTTGGCAGATCTATCCCAAGAAGGTAGGCAAAGGCACAGCAAAGAAAGCATTTGCCAAGGCAACAACCAAAGCAACGCCCGACCAGATCGAACACGCCCTATCCGTATTCGTCAAAGCATGGGGCAACCAAGATAAGAAATTCATGCCGCATCTAGCAACCTGGCTAAACGGCGAACGATGGGAAGATGAAATCCAAGAGGCTTCACTGCAAGACATGAGCAGCGACCAGCAAATGCAAGCGATACTCGGATCACTCACAAACGACAGAAAGCTATTGCAATGAACTACAGCGACAGAACACGCATCATCGGCGCATGGTTGCAGGAAGATCTGCAATCGTATGACGTACCGGCAAACCACACCACAGATCGAGCGGCAAAAGAAATGTCCGCAATGGTCGAGGATATCAATTCAGACATCATCAGCGGCATCAGCGCAGACAACCTGCAAACCATCTTAGCAAAGATGAGCAAGGACATTCGCAAGAACAACCGTTCACGAGCATGGCCAACCATCTACAACCTCACCAAAGCGGCCAAGAAGTGCAGCGCCAGCTTCGAACCCGACAAGATCGGATCTTCTCAGCCCTTCAAGTTTGACAGTGACAACATCGCTGCCAAGCGAATGAACGCCGGTGAACCAGTAGCAGAGTCATATGTGAACGGAGTAGCAGCAGACAGACTGTTAGAAAAAAACCTCGTCACACTGAGTGTGATTGATAGCTACCGTCACGGCATCGAACAGCAGCGCATGGAATCATATGCAGTGCCAGAGATTAACGATCCAGATCCAGCACTGGATAATCCGTTTTGAGACCCAAGCAACTTAAAGCCAAAGATCTAAGAGCGTTTGCAGTCGTACCAATCAGGGCAATCAAAGACGCACGGATGACACCGAAAACCCTGCGGGTTCTCATAGCATATTGCAGCTACTGCGATCACATGGGCAGAACATTCGTATCACAGGAACGAGTAGGCCAAGACATCGGAAGCTCACGCAGTGCAGTCAGCAACCACGTCAGGAAGCTCAGAGATTACGGCTATATGGTATATGCAAAACCACTCTGGCGAGGCCAGAGATCAACAAGCAACAGGATTGTATTCGATCCACAGGTCAAGCTGGAGGAAACAATCAGATCCCGACTGTCACCCAAGCAGCAGATGGAACTTAATGAAGCCGAAACAATGGCAAGGATGCAGGAAGATATCAATGAAGCGGGCACTAACACGCAAGCCGAACTAGAGCTGTCTAAGTTAAGGGCTGATTTTCAGTGTCTCACAGCAGACTATTTCACCAGGGCATTAGGTGCTGGATGGAGGATCAAGCCGGATGTTGTGCAGTCTGCCTCGATCATGCTGGCTAATCAGGCCGTAGAGCTACTGACAGAGCCACACAGCCACGGTGATGCAGCTTGATGACCCGACATACCCGAACGAACCTAGCCGCAATGAGAGGGCCGCATATGATAACAGTACAAACGAGTGACCTATAATGCCCATTATGTTAAATAACTGTGCCATTATGTTCACTTCTGTTGCTGCTTCGTTCCAATTTGAGAAAGGCACCCCCTTCCCCCCACCCCCGCCCGACTTACTGTGCAGTCCCCCACAGAACTATTTTTGGAAAAACCGTGAAAGGAACCCCAATGCCTAAAACGAAAACTGGATTATATGCTAACATACATGCGAAGAAGAAGCGGATAGCTGCTGGCTCTGATGAGAAGATGCGCAAGCCTGGTTCTAAGGGTGCGCCTACTGACGCTGCGTTTAAGCAGGCTGCTAAGAAGCGTATGCGTAAGTCTTATGGCTGATGTGCTAGGTGACGTTGTGACTATCTGGGAGGTGTTTCCTGATGGTCTGCGTGTTTATGCGGATGGGAAGCTTGTCGGTTTGATACCTCACGATAAGTTTCCCTATCTCATAGAGGATCTAGCTGGTGGTCTTCTGATGAAGTCTCGTGGAGAATATCTATTGTAATATCGTTTGCTAGGCGATATCGTTATCCTTACTGCAACATTGTATAGGAGATAAACATGAGCAAGCGATTTAGTGTTGTGCAAGCGAAAGAAGTACCTGGTCGGGATAAGCCTGTCTGGTTACGTCATGGCATTGCCTTCCAGGGTGATAAGGGAATTAGCATTAAGCTTGAGAGCTTACCGCTTCCTAATAAGGATGGTGAGGTTTGGCTCAAGTTGTTTGAGGATGATGGTTCACGTCCCCAGCAATCTTCACCGGCTGCTGCGCCCTTGGACGATTCGATTCCGTTCTAATGTCTAGGAAAAAAGAGGATAAGATAAAACCTATCCCGCCTGTTGGTCGGTTCGGTGGTGCGCGAGTGTTGCAACGCCGGATCGGTCGATCGGAGACCTTGGCTCAGAACAAGGAAGCTGTTGCGACTGAATTGATTGCGATGGGTACGGCCCGTATTACTGATATCATAGATCTGCATACTGGTGCTGTTAAGCCTATTGAGGAGATCCCTGATGAGGCTCTGGCTGCGATTAAGAAGGTTACGGTCGGTCAGTATGGCACAACCATTGAGCTATTCGACAAGGTGAGTGTTCTGCGTGTCTTAGCCAAGGCGAGTGGATTGCTGGATGTTGAGAGCAATGTGGACAAGCCTTCGATCATTGGGATCAATATGAAGGGTCCGGATATGTCTACGGGCTATGAGGTTGAAGATGAGTAGCATTCCAAGCATGAACCTGGACTTTTCTAAGTCTGCTACGGTTTGGAAGTTTCTGCATGACAAGTCTTTTGTTCGCGGCCTGATGGGTCCAGTTGGATCTGGGAAGTCTTACGGCTGTGCTGCTGAGATAATGCTCAAGGCTGTGCAGCAAAAGCCTTCTCCGCGTGACGGTATCCGGTATTCTCGGTTTGTTATCGTTCGCAACACCTATCCGGAGCTACGCACTACGACGATCAAGACGTGGCAGGAGTTGTTTCCGGAGGATGTATGGGGGTCAATGCGCTGGCAACCGCCAATTACCCACCACTTAAAGCTGCCAACACGCGATAACGCACCTGGAATTGACTGCGAGGTTATATTCATGGCTCTTTCTACGCCGCAAGATGTGCGAAAGCTGTTGTCACTTGAGCTTACCGGCGCGTGGGTG